AGTTTCGTGACACAAATTAGAGTTTTTAGTTTGTTAAAAATTCTGGTAGAAAAAAATTAAGATGTTAAAATATGACACAAGAAAAATTACTTAAGAGATATGCATCATATAACACCCAAGTACAGGAATACATGCAGATGCTCTCAGATGCTCTCATAGAGAAGTACACAGAAATTCCAAATCATTTTGTTGTTTCATTAGATGTACTTGCAGGCAACCTTGTCATTATGAATAAAGCCATGACTTCTCTTACATCAGGTGAAGCAAATTTAGTTGGAAATGATCATTACAGAGGAGAAAAGAAGAGTACAGAGTTAACTGCATTTATGGCAGCTCAGACAAACGTAATGAAGATACTTGGAATCTTTGGTCTCACCCCACTTGGAAAGAGCAAGATAAAAGAAAATACAGATGCAGCTGATGTAAACAAATATTTACAGAGTTTAATTAACTAATGACAGACAATTCAGTATGGGAAAATATAGAATGTGGATTATCTAATTACGATTTATCTAAGCCTTATAACCAATACTGTGAAGATGTATTATCAGGAAAGATACTTGCCTGTAAGAATGTAATATTAGCATGTAAGAGATACAAAGAGTGGTTTAGTAAGTCAGACAGATATTTTGATTATGCTGATGTAGATAGAAGAATAAAGCTTGTCAGTAAGATGAAGCACTTTCGTGGTAAGTCTAATGGCAAGTCTTTTATTTTATTACCATATCAGCAGTTCATCTTTGCAGGTATCTTTGGTTGGAAGTGGAAAGAAACAGGATTAAGAATAACAAGGAACGTCTTAATATTCATGGCAAGAAAGAATGGTAAGAGTTCTCTTGCTGCTGCTATATGTCTTACACAATTACTATTAGATAACAACAATGGACAAGAGATAGATTTCATAGCATCATCAGGTGCACAAGCAAGACTTGGTTTTGAAATGACAAAGAACTATGCAGAGTCATTAGATCCAAGTGGTGTATTGTTCAGTAGATATAGAGACACAATTAAGATGCCCGCTACAAAATCTGAAATTGATGTTCGTAATTCTGATGCAATGACTCTTGATGGACTAAATAGTTCTACATTTATTGCTGATGAGGCACATGCATATAAGACACCAGACCTTTGGCATGTACTTAAATCATCTCAAGGATTCCAAACACAACCACTTGCTATAGCAATCTCTACAGCTGGGTACCTCCTAGACGGATACTTTCTATTTGAGTGGGTTAAGACATGTGTAGATATATTAAAGGGTGAAAAAGAAGATGAAACACAGTTCTCATTATTGTATTCATTAGATGAAGGTGATGAATGGGATGATGAAACTAAGTGGATAAAAGCCAATCCTTCATTAGGTGAAACAGTAACATTAGATTATCTAAGGTCTGAATGTCTACAAGCAAAGAATCAGACATCTATGGAAATAGGATTTAGAACTAAACTTATGAATCAGTTCTGTCAGTCTGCAGAGGTATGGATTCCATCTCACTATATCAAACAATGTATGAAGCCTGTAGATATTAAAGATTTTAAAGATGAAATATGTTATATGGGTGTTGACCTTAGTGCTGTATCTGACTTAACTGCTTGGACAGTTATGTTTCCTCCTAATGCTAGTAGAAATATGTACCCAGATAAATATGTCTTTAAAACATTCATATATGTTCCTGAATCAACATATGATGAAAGTGTAAATAAGATGTTATATAAGCAGTGGGTAAATCAGAAGAAAGCAATTAAAACAGACGGTAATGTTGTTGACTATAATAGAATACTTAAGGACCAAGTTGATTTGACAGATATAGTTCAATACAGTTTAGTGGCATATGACTCATGGAACGCGACGTCATGGGCTATTAATGCAACACAAGCAGGATTGCCTTTAGAGCCTTATGCACAGAACACTGGAAATTTCAATCGTCCAACTAAATTTATGGAAATTCTTATTCGTTCTGAAAAATGTATTATAGATGACAATATTGTAGTTCTATGGGCATTTAATAATGTTCATCTTCGTGTTGATTATAATGACAACTGCAAACCAGACAAGAATACACCAGAACAGAAGATTGACCCTTGCATCAGTATGTGCATGGCTTTAGGTGGATATCTTTCTGAAGGTGGTACTGATGTAGAGATAGTATAATAGTTTTATATCAATTTTAAGAACTATGTACTATATTAATATATAAGCTAGCATAAATATACCCGTATGTATACTAAATGGGTCTTTTTAATCGTAAAAAATCAACAGAACAAATAATTGAAACAAGAGATAATGAACCTCAGGAAAGTTATACAGTTCCTGTAGGATTAGATTTTCTTACCCCTTATTTAAATAAAGGTGAAGCCACTGCTGTTTCAACTTTCTTCGCAGGAATACAATTAATATCTTCTACTATAGCTTCAATACCTGTTCATGTAAGAAACTACAGCAGTGGTGACATCGTTTCTCACCCTATTGATATTGCTTTTGATAATTCTATTCAAAGCAAATTTACCATTATGAAACAGTTAGTGTGGGACTTATACCTCTATGGAAATGGTGTATGCTATATTCAAAGAGCTTCAGATGGCACACCAACTGAATTAATTTATGCTCCACATGGTTCATATTCAATAGTTTATACAGAAAAACCAAGAAAACTTTACTATTTATTCCCAAATATTACAACAAAAAGAGTAGAACCTATAAATGTTATTCACCTTATAATGAATAGCACAGATGGTGTAAATGGTAAAGGTATTCCAGTATATGCCAAGAAAATGCTTGATATTGCTCTTGCTACAGACAGTCATGCAAAGAATTATTTTGAAAATGGAGCAAACATTGATGGTATTTTAAAGAGTTCTAAACCTCTTACATCAGCTCAGAAGTTAGATATCAAACAATCATGGCAAACTGTTCACGGAGCTGGTAAGAATGGAGGAATCTGTGTAATTGGTAACGATATGGAATACTCCCCTATTGGTAGTTCTGCTAATGATGCGCAGATGATTGAATCAAGAAAATTTAATGCAGAAGAAGTTTGTAGATATTTATGTATAGATACTACACTACTTGGGTTATCTGGTTCAAGCAGCTACAACTCACTTGAGCAAGCCCAATTAAGTTTCCTTTCTCATTGTATTTATCCTCTTATTTCATTAATAGAGAACGAATTTAATAGAAAACTCCTTAAACCAAGTGAAAAAAGTAGATTATATATAGATTGGGATGAAGCCCACATTATGTTTGCTGATAAAGCTGCTACTGCTAATTATTACAGTACATTAGTAAAGAACGGAATTTTAACTATTAATGAGTGTAGACATCAGTTAGGATATACAGATGTTGAAGGTGGAGATAAGAATATCATACCATTTACTGATATTAATCAGAATACAATACAAGGTCAAAATAATAAAGAAGATAAAAATGAATAAAATATACAGAAATATTGCAGAACTAAGAGCTAATACTGAATCAAGAACAATTAGTGGTTACAGCATTATTTTCGATTCGTGGTCAAGGGATTTAGGTGGATTTACTGAAATAATTAGAAGTTCAGCTATCACTAAAGAACTTTTAAATGAATCAGATATCATAATGAACATTGACCATAATGATTCACTTATGTTAGCTCGTTGGAAAGAAGGTGAAGGTACATTAAGACTTTCATTAGATGAAAAAGGTTTAGCATTTTCATTTGAAGCTCCAGATACTGAAAGAGGCAATCAGATATTATGGGATATAAGAAATGGAAATCTATTTGAATGTAGTTTTTGCTTTGCTCTACCAGATAATCCTAATTGTCAGAGATGGTATAGAGATGAAGAAGGTAATTTAAAGAGAGAGATTACTCAAATTGGCTGGCTTCATGACTGTAGTATTGTTGTTACTGCAGCATATCCTGCTACTTCAGTGGATAACAGAGAACAGGTTGATATAGAAGCAATTACTCGTTCACTAGATGAAGCTGAAGCAGAACAGAAAGCTGCTGAAGAAGCTAAAAAGAAAGATGAAATTATAGCTACTCTTGATATTAGACTTAAATCTTTCTTAGAGAAAGTAAATATATAAGTTAAACTAATATGAACAGTTTAGAAATAGCCGACAAAAAGGCACAATTAATTCACAGAAACCTCGACATCTTGGCTTTAGCAAAACAAGAAGTTCGTGAGTTATCAGAAGACGAAGAGAATGAATTCAAGGCTAATGAATCTGAAATCTCTAAGTTAGATGAAGAACAGAAAGAACTCGATGCAGAGTTAGAGAAAGAAAATGAAGAGGAAGAAACAAAATCAAATAAAAATATTACTAGTAATAAAATGGAAAAGAAACAATTTTCAATTGTTGAAGAAATTAGAAGTTCAATGGAATCACACAAGCCTATTGTACTTAACAGAGCTACTATGACAGTTGCAGCAGAAGGTGAAGACACCGTTGCAACAGATCTTTGGAACGTTTGGGAACCACTTAGACAGGAAAATGTTCTTGTATCTGCTGGTGCAAGACTTTATACAGGTCTTGAGGGTGATGTACAAATTCCTATCTTCTCTAAGGGAAGTGTTCAGTGGAAAGGTGAAACTGCTGCTGCAGAAGATGGTAATGGTTCATTTACATCAGTATCTCTTAGTCCTAAGAGAATCACAGGTAAATTCCCTATCAGCTTACAATTCCTTGCACAGACTACTCCTGATGTAGAAGCTGCTATCAGAAATGATATTGCTAAGGCATTCAGTGAGAAGATTGAAGAAACATTACTTGGTTCAGCTGCTGGTTCAGCTACACAGCCTGCTGGTCTTTTCTATGGTCTTACTGCTACTACTGTAAACAACTATAGTCAGTTACTTGACATGGAAGCTGAAGTTGAGGAAGATCACTTCAAGAACTGCAAGTATGTTGTATCTCCTAAGGCAAAAGCTGCTCTTAAGGGTATGAAGAAACTTGAAGGTATCGGTATGGTTATGGAAGGTGATGCTATTGATGGAACTCAGGCATTCATAACAAGTAATGTTGCTGCTAAGAAAGGTCTTTATGGTGCATTCGATAACCTTGTTATCGGTATCTGGGATAGCCTTAGAATAGATGTTGTTGCTGATTCTGCAACACTTGCTAATGGTCAAATTATGATCATCTTGAATGGCTTCGCTGATGCTCGCCTTGTTAGAAGCAATGCTCTTGTAGCACTTGATACAACTGTTACAGAGTAATTTATGTTGACAACTTAGTTGTTGACACTTAAATCCTTGTTTTATTTCTATCATATTATTCAGAGGGCGGTGAATAAAACGCCGCCCTTTTATTAAAAAATAAAAGTTAAGTTATGGAATATCTTGTTTTAGACGAAATAAAGAAACACTTAAATATCGAAGAATCATTTACAGATGATGATGAATACATTGAATCATTAGGAATAGCAGCTGAAGAAGCAACTGCTAAATATATTGATTTTCCTTTAAGTAATCTTGAGGATGAATCAGGAGATATTCCACGTTCACTTAAGCATGCAATGTTATTACTTATAGGAAACTGGTACGCATGTAGAGAATCTGCAACAGCTGCTTCAGTTACTGTAGTACCTCAGGCATACGAATTCCTTTGTGATTTACATAGAGATTACAAATTAATGAATGAGAAATAATGTACGCAGGATTATTGAACGAAAAGATAGAAATATGGGACTATACTAAGACTAAGTCCAAAGAAGGTATTGTTAATGAAGGATTGACTAAGACCTATACATGTCGTGCTAAAGTTGGACATATCAGTGGTAGTAGAACTGTTATAAATGGTGAAATTACTACTCCTTATGTAAAGAATTTCGTGGTTAGAATATATGTACCTGTAAAAGATACAAGCATTATTAAGTATAAAGACAAATCTTATCAAGTTACAAGCATAGATAAAGACCCTGCTATGCAACAGCAGATAATTATAGGAAATGAGATACAAGAATGAGTAATGTAAGTTCATCCGATTTATCAGTAATATTTGACAATTGGAGTAAAGATGTCAGAACAGAAGTAGATAAAGCATTAGCAAGGGCTATACGAAGAACTGCAGTAGAGATTAAAGAAAATACTAAAGCTAATGCAATTGCAGGTATTAAAACATACAACAACCACGTTTCAACAGAAGACAATTACGAAGAAGGAAATATCTTAGATGCTATCCGCATGACGGGTATGATTGACAGATATGATGAAGATGAAAGATACATCAAAGTACATGTAATGGGTGTCAGAAGCAAACGTAATAAGACCTTCAGATTTAGATTTTTAGAAAAAGGTACAAAGGAGAGAAGTTATACAACTAAAGCAGGCAACGTACATAGATTGGGTTCAATTAAACCCGCTCGTTATTTTGGTAGAGCTAAAGCCAGTGTAGATCCTCTACCAATTTTTGAAGAAGAAATGAATAAAGCAATAAATAAGATCAATAGCAAATGAGACAGCACAGTATAAAGACGACATATTTGATTCATAAGACATTGGTTGAGAATTCAGATGTAATGGCACTTGTAGTTGATGAGAACAAAATTTCATTACTTATGGGTGATCCTGATTTGAATTCAACATATCCTGTCATCAATATCAGAAGAGATTCTATTTCTACTGAGGTTGGAAATAAAGATTTCATCCCAGATAGAGTACAGTTCAGCATCAAAGTTTATTCTGATAAGTATGAAGAAAGTGTTGACATTGCTGATGCTATTCGTTTCGCTCTTGAGAATCAGATATTACAAGATGAATTAGTTCGTCTTACAAACATAAAGTTGATTTCAGCTACTGAAGCATGGGTATCTGATGCATATGAACAGTCAATTGCATTCAGTGCTGAAGTAACTAAACCAATTGGAAACTAAATAAATATATGCATATATAAAACTATGTCAAATCAAAATATTAGAATTCAGGGACATGATGTTATGTTATTTGATGCAGAAGGCAAATCATTCTCTTTTGGCACAAATGCAACTTTAAACATAACAACAGAAATGAAGGATATATCAGATAAAGATACTTCTGTTTATGGTAAGCAAGCTCCTGGAAAGATGAGTTGGACAATGACTTCAGAACATACCCTTAACTGGGACGATTTCATTGATTGGACTGAAAAGCAGAAGAATCAGACTTCAGCTAACAGACTTAAAGTTTACTATGGTCTTAGAGACGGTTTCGAAGGATGCACAGCAGGTACTAACTCAAGTGCTGCATTTGATCCTGATTCAGCAGTAAACGAAACATCAGATGGCAACAGAGAAATCAATACTTATACATATGCTCTTTGTGGTTATGTATTCATTGACTCTATCAGTCAAAATGCTTCTAACGGAGACTATGCTAACTATACTGTAAACTTTACAGGTGATGGTGCTCTTACAAAGGTTAAGTTTGGTGCTTAATCAATTTTCTTTCATACTTTAAAGGTTAATTTGGGTGGATGCCGACTATTAAATTAGTCGGCATTTTTCTATATTATTATATAAGCAAATATATAACATTCTAATATGACAGTTAATATTCAAGGAAAAGATCCTATCGAATTAAGATTCACATTTAATGCATTAGTTGAGTACGAAAAAAGATTTAATGAACCTATGTCAGCTGAGAATTTCTCATTAGATAAGACATTATGGTTCTATTACTTCGTAGTACTATGTTCAAAGAAAGGCTGGAATACTACAGCATGGTTAAGTAAAGATGAATTTGATGAGTGGTTGAATGATGACCCTACTGTACTTAACGACTTAGCAGAATTTGTAATGAAGAATATGAATCTAAATGATGTTCTTTCTGGTGATAAAAAAAAATAGTCGAGGAAATTAGTATAACAGACAAACAGAAAGCAAGGACATTTTGTTGGGCATCCGAGATGTTTAAGTCATTAGTATTTGAATATCGTATTGTATCATATGAGTACTTTATGTACGACATGGGAATAAATGAAGCAACAATCTGTTTAGACAATATAAAGTGGACAGACTTGAACTTCAAATCAATGATGAGATACAATATCTGGAGTATGTACAACAGCAATGGTTTAGGAAAGAATAAGAATACTATACAAGACATTATGTCATTGCCTTGGGATGAAGGTACAGTAAATCATACTGTTGCAACAAAACAAGATATGAACGAACAGAAAGAAAGAATGAAGAAAATGGAAGAAAGACTTAAACAAGGTAACATTACATCAGAAAAATATATGTAATATGTAAATGGCAAATGAATTAATGGTTCCTGTAGGTGCCGATGTATCTAAATTAAAAGATAATTTAGCTGAAGGTGGTAGAGCTGTTGAACAGTTTGAAGGCCAAGTTAAGGATGCAACAAAAGCCACACAGGATTTAGGTTCTAAAGGTCAAAAGTCTACAAGAGATCTCATATCAGAAATAGCAAAGATGTCCGGTGCTGAAAGAAGCATCGAAAATTACAGAAGACAGTTAGGTCAGATGACAAAAGATATTCAGGACTTAACTGTCAATTATCGTAATCTTTCTAAGGAGCAACAAAACTCAGATATTGGTAAGCAGACACTTCAAAGAATCCAGGAACTTACAGCTAAAGCTTCAGAATATCGTGACGCTATAGGCGATGCACAGCAGGCTATTCGCGCTGCTGCAAGTGATACTATGTACTGGGATGCTGCTAAACAAGGTATTCAAGCATTATCTGGTGCATTACAAGGTTTAGCTTCTGCTGGTATATTAAGTGCAGATTCACAAGAAGATTTAGTTGCTGTTATAGCAAATTTGAAAGCTATTGAGAGCGCGACTAACGCAGTTATAGCTATAGGAAATAGTTTACAAAAACAATCTGCATTAATGACAGGTATTGCTGCAGTTCAGTCTAAAGCATTAGCTAAAGCAAAGACATTAGAAGCTGCTGCTACAGGAAAGGCTTCTCTCGCGCAAAAGGCTTTTAATATCGTCGCGAATCTTAACCCATATGTGTTACTTGCTACAGCTATCATAGCAGTAGTAGGTGCTCTTGCTGCATTCACATTAGGAACTAAGAAAGCAAAAGAGGAAGAAGAAAAGG